TCACGTCCTTGTTCGTCGCCGATTTGTTTAACGATATCGGACTTACCGATACCTGGAGGTCCCCACAAGAATACAGGGCGTTTAATCTTTACGCATTTGCGGATACTCTTTTTTGCATCATTAGGAGTAACAGTGCGGTTACCGCTGATTTTTTCTGCCATTTTAAAACCTTTGTTGAGTTGAAATTTGATGCGTTTTTTGCAACGCATGTATAAATTATACTCTCTTTCTTAAGCCGCGTCAAGTTGTGATTTTGCAACACTTCTTGCTTTACTCCATCCATACTTTCTGATGTCTCCAGAAAATAAAATTAGCTGTACAGCCATTTTTTCTCCAAATACAAAAATGGATTTTTTAGTAATGTAAAAAGGACAGTCTACAAATTTGTCTAACCAAATTATCAATTGACTATTAAATTCTGTATCTTTGGGTAGTTTAATTTCATAGTCTTTGAGATCTGCCCGTTTCAAAAACTCGTAACCTTTTTCGGATAATCGAAATCCGCCTTGGTCTTTTCTTCTTGGATTTTGCCACCAAGCAAAAGTGGCTTTTTTAAAAGTGACGTCATCAATAGGTATGCCCAACTGGGTCATTACATATTTGGTGATTTCATCCTTCTGATTCATCTTTAAGTTTTTGTCCTGTGGTTAATTTATACACAGAAAAGTCTTCACAATTAAAAAGTTTGTTTAATTTTTCTGCAAGATTAAATGCATGGCCTGCGTTTGAAAAACTAACTTTTTTATATTTTGGTCCAAGATCCTGAGCGACAATACTAGTAGTTTTGAGATTAACAGGTTTGTCTTTATAAAAGACTGCCCAAATGGCATCTGCTTCCAAAACCTGTTCTGTCTTGTAATTTTTCTTATTTGTTACTTCTAATAATATGTTAGGTTTTGGTCGACTCATAATGCGTATGTTCCAGAAATATACGCATTTATTTATTTAAAAATTACCGAAATCCGCCCCCGTCCATGCTGACCTGTATAACTTCCTCTTGGGGCTGTGTTCTTTGTGACTTTGCAATAAGGTCCTCTAGTTGACCAGTTAGTCTAGTCATTACTACTGCTAGGCTATCTGAAAGAGCCACGGCTTCTTTTATGTCAAGAACTAGAGTTTTCTGACCAGATTTGTTTGCGATTCTGGCCTTTTCTAGATATAATTCGATAGGTAATGTATTAATTTGTTTCATTATCTTTTCTTCCTAGTGTACCCAACATCTGTTTCATTTCTAATTCAGTTTTAAAAGGACCGTGAAATGGATACCGTTCTAAGGTAATAAGTTTAGGACAAAAGCTCTTTACCCAACCTTTACGGAATTTAATCACATAGTGTCCGGCACAGTATTGACTTTTACTCTTTGAGCTTTTTGCATATATTGGAAGTTTCTTACGAATATTATAAACAGACCCGTAAGGTTTAGATCCACAGGGGAAGTCGTAAACGGAAAATTCTTTTACTTCTGTTTTTACAGTTTTTAAAGATTCAGTAAATGTGATACCCAATTTTTCTTTAACATCTTTGGCTGTACCAACTGGAATCTTTTGTCCATTTTTAATAATAGAATAAGAACTTCTTTCCTTATTCAGTGTTCCTATTTTTAGGCCGTTGTCTTCTAACAACCAACTTTTATTAGGAATTAATACCTTTGCTACTGTAGTCATAATGTATACCTTGCATTAAGTGGATCTGCGTAACTTTGTACCTGTTCACTGACTTTGACAAGATCATAAGCCGCACAAAATTTTAATAGTCTAATACCAACTTGTGGTATATTCTTTTCACTGGCAATTGCGGTGTTAATGGTCTGTTTAATAACAGCCCGAATCTCTTCTGGTTGTGCAGTAAGATCGCACAGTAGTTGATTACGTTCATAATCATCTTTAACACGATGTTCGACACCTTCGTGGTCGGTCCAACGTTGAAGCATCATGTTATTCCAAGAATATCCTTTACTGTCCCTGTCTCCAAACGCTTCACGGAGACCAATTTTATTCTTTGTGCCTTTCTCACGTACTCCCGGATAAGCACTAAAGATGTTGTCTGAGGTGTCACCACGCATACACTTCTCAAAGAGTAGCCATTGTGGGTCCGGTGCGGGCTTGACTTGTTTAGTTTTCTTATCAATGACAGGTTTGCCTTTGTCATCAAAATATCCCTCATGAGTAGTTGTGATTCCCATAACACCGTTGTACTGCTTCACATTAGTAGCAACCAATTGTGCAAAGTCGCCATCGGTGCTGATAATAACATGATTGTCATTTGGATGACTTTGTATCCATCCAGCAATTAAATCATCTGCTTCTAATTGTGGATTTTGTAGTACTGTGCAGTTTGTTTTCTCTGTGACAAAATCTTTAAACTTGTCAAATGTTTCCCAAAATACTCTATCTTCCTCAGCCTCGCGAGGGCTTTGAGCAGCCCGAGCGTCGGTGCGGTTACGCTTGTACGGAGCATAATGGTCCTTGCGCCAGCTACGACCTTCGAGGCAGAATACTACATGACTACCGCCAAAGTCTTTCCATGCCTTGCGAACACTGTTAAGAATGACATGAATACTCATTCCAACTTTGTCATCAATATCACCACGTGTAACGTGACGTGCTCTAAAAAATGTATTAGCAGTATCTACTAGAATATATGTCATTAACCAATCTCAGTTTTTCCGTCATCTCGTAACGCTCTGTTAACAAATCCACTACCTCTACGTTCCATATCAACGCCAGCTTCGGCACCAATATTTCTACAAAGATCTTGGAACCATTGATCAACAATGGATTCATCAGTATCACCTTGATAACCATTGCTACGTAATTGTAACACAAAATATTCATTCCAGTCAAGTTCGAAGAACCCGTTGCGAACATTTTCTTTATTAACGTGTGTATCTAAAACTTCTACCCAAGGTTCCTTAGCTTCAGTAGCACGTTCCTTTGGAGACAGTTTTGCCAGTCTTGCTTCTTCTGCGGCAGTTGCAGCCTCAATTTCGGCTTCAACTTTTCTTTTTGTAGCCTCAATAACTTCGGCTTCAATTTTATCTAGTCCAACTAATTTTTTAAAAAAATCTCTAATCATTTAACTTTCCAATTTATTTCGTAATATAAGCCTAGGATATCTAAATCAGTTATCTGCTTAATATAAAAATGCCAAGTCTTTGCCACTTTATCTCGACGTAATGAAGCATAAATTCCTTTGAATCTCAAAGTCCAAGACGATGCGTATCTATCATCAAAATGACAATAGTTGATATTACGCATCAATTTTGCCCCATTTAATTTTAAGCCAAATGCGTTCATGTATGTAATAATCAATGCTCAAAAGAATATGTAGTGCTGTAGCAAATCCTGTAGCTGAGCCAATATCGTTAGTAAACAACCACGTCCAAAAGATAGTAAACAACCATGCTGTGAGACGATATGTTAACATCCTTACTATTGTTCTTTGTTTAGTTTCCATTAAGTTCCCCACTCGTTTTTAAAGAGCGGCACTTGTAGTCGGTCACTATAACGCAATCCATTCTTCATAGCCATCAGTGCTACCGCCTTATTATTCATTGCGTAGACACTTTCTACACCGCCTACTGGCATTAGATAAACATGTCCTTTAAAACCTGCTGTGCGATATTCGCTTGCAGCCTTTAGGGCATAATCACGATCTTCTTCTGTTGCAATAACAAACTTTAAGTATGCTGTACCAACTTGTTCATATTCACAAACAACTTCTGGAAGAATTGCGTCACTCCACTTCTCACCACTACATGGAAGTTTAGCACTCACGCTAAATGTAACTTCTCTAGCAAAATCCATATTAGGCATTTGCCATTGTACTAGATATTCCTTAAACTCTTCTGTTAGCTTTTGAGTACCATTTGTTTCAAATGTAATTTCTTTTAATCCTGCCATCTTAGGATGATTCAACAAATCTGGATAAGCACGTTGCCAACCTAGCAACGGCTCACCACCTGTAATAACTAGATGTTCGTCTAGCCATTTGCCGTGTGGAAGAATTTCCATAATTCGATCAGCTATAGCATCCGAAGTAAGCATTGGACTTAGATCTTTAAAGTCTGGATGCCAACTAGCGTAACTATCACAACCTGTACTAACCAGCGGAAGTTCTTCATATTTGTTAAACATATGAGCAAGGTTGCCCAGTTCGTCTGCCTCAACACTAAGCTCACCTCTAGGCATGCCGAAACCTTGACATTTAAAGTTACAACCAAAGGTACGTAAGAAAACGGAAGGAACTCCCATATATCTTCCTTCACCTTGTATGCTGTAAAATAATTCTGCTATTTTAATTTTGCTCATACTATTTTTCCTAATCCTGCGTAGATTAATTGATCTAATTCTTTTTCGTAATCTGTGCGACCAAGTCTACGTTTATGATAGATTGCTTCCAAAATTTCTTTAGAATCATATTGCCCTTCGACAGGTAATGCTCCACGTTCTTCTAG